TTTATTATTATTTGTGTTTTTGGAAGTTTTTTCTTCCCGACTGCTTTAATGACAGCTAGAAGTGCTCGACTTTTTAAACTCATAACAAATCCTTATCAACGTTTTTCCCAAAGACAATTTCTCCACCTTCTGCTCTGTTAAGAACTTCACCTTTAAGGTTTACTTTGAGTTTGTATTTTTTAATCAGCTCTTGTTTAGCTGCATTATAAGCTGAGTTTTTACTCAAGCCTGCTGCTTGATTCTCGCCCACTAATTTTTCAAATATTTTTTGAGCTCTTTTACCTACTCTTGCCTTTTTAAAGCCAAGATTTAAAATTGGGGTTAATAGTCTCCAAACAGCCATTTTAATTCCTAATAATAAACAAACTTTTTTTGTTCCTGGAACTTCTTTTCTTCTTCCCAGTCCGAATAAGTGGATACAAAATATCCCTGACGGTATCTTA